CGGAGAGCAACATACGATCTCTCGTAAGCACTATCTTTTTCACAATTGTTTTCATAATAAGCTACACGTTAATTGATTTAAATTCACCACAGAAGAATATTGGGATAGGACTTACCCCAAAGCCAGAACCAAGATTTAGTTTTCTTGCCATTTGATTGGCTTTAACTTTAGTTAGATGAAGCGGGATAGTGACATCCCACTCAGTTTCGTGAATGTGATACTTATTACCGACTTGCTTTACAACGTAGCTCATGTGATACCCCCTGCGCCAAATAGGCTTTTCTTTCCATTCTTAGGATTACTAAATGTTGTCTTGTCGAATATTGGATCATCAACCCCAGCGCGTGTAACTGCCTTTACTGGTGTATTATTTGCTGTAGACTGCCCTTGTTGAATACCAGACTGTGCTGAGTCTTCCAGATCAAAGATTGACATCTTAGCCCTATCAATACCAACAACAAACCTTCTATACCAACTAATATCACCCCAACGATTTTTCAATTGCTTGATCATAATCTGTCCAAGGCTATCAAGTTCTTCATCCGTAATCAAACCAAGAATACAGTCAGCAGTGTGAGTAATACCCATAGACTCAGAGGTGTTAGTAAGATCAACATCAGAGTTGCCATACCCATCACGATTAAACTGTGAGGATGTGATTACAGCACAATCAAATTCCATAGCCAAACCACGAATTTCTTCAGCGATAGACTTGACTAGCGTATAGGAGTTTGCCGCCGCCGCACCTTTAATGCGTGATGAAGCACAGATGTTCAAGTAATCGATCATAATGATGTCAGGCTTAAAGTTACGCTTCATCTTTAATTCATTGAGTAGATGACGGAAGTGACCCGCATGTGCTGATCCAGTAGGATATTCTTTGACAATAAGTTTCCCTGTTGTCTTAGATGTAATTCGTTCCATACGTTTAGCGTATGTATCTTTGTCCATGTCTTTAATCTCATCAACACGGATACCCATCATATTAGCATCAATACGCTCTGAGATGCGCTCTTCAGCCATCTCCATGGTGATGTAAACAACGTTCTTGCCCATCATCAATGCAGAAGCCGCCGCATGACATTTGACCAACGATTTACCACCACCAGTCGTTGCCAACAACACAGTCATAGACTTGCGTGGTAAACCACCCTTAGTGATCTTATTCAAGATATCAATATCGAATGGAATACGCTCTTCTTTCTTGTGGTAGAATTCATAACGACTTTCGTAGTCCTCAAGATAGTCGTGACCAATAGAGGTATCAAAGCTGATACCAAGGCTATCAGTCAACATCTGGGGCAACGCACCTTTGTCGATTTCTTTCTCTTCACCATCAATAACTAGAATGGCTTTTCGAATAGTATTAAAGAGGTCTTTGTCTTGACAGAACTTTTCTGTTTCAGAAACGAGCCAATCAGTATTAGTGTCTTCGTCACGCTTTAGATTATCAACTGTAGACATTACTTGCTTGTAACTATCTTCATTCATATCCTTGCGCTTATCGATACAAATCTTAAGCGCTTCGACAGACGGTGCATAGTTGTATTCATCCACGTAGTCACTATACGCAGTAAAGATTTTCTTCACGCCTTGATCATCAAAATATTCAGATTTTATATAGGGATATACACGGCGATAGTATTCATCATTGAACACTAGATTGGATAATACTGTTAATTCTATCATTTCAAATTCCATACGTCTGAGTTGCATGATGGCGACCAATGAAATTAGCCGCCATCTTAAGGTATATAATATTACACTAAACGTGTAATGTCAAGGAAATTATTCTTCGCTATCGTCGATTAGTTCATCGATAACTTCTGGGCTTACTTCGTCATCACGCATGATAGCACCTGATGCACCGATAGTAAACGAATCCTTGATGTACTTGCCGAAGTTTGTTTCTTCGAACATGTTAAGCCAGAAATCTTTGTTGTCAACGATTTCCTTTGCCCTCATCAGTTTTTCAGAAAGGATTACACCAGTCTCTGGATCAAGTGCTTCGTACCAACCAACTTTAGGTTTGCGTAGATAGCCACCTTTCTCAGCAACTTCCATAAGACCAGACCACTTCATAATACCACTGTCCCACGATACAGAGATTGGAATCTTAGACTTCTCTTTAACATATCGAGACTTCTCAATGTTAATGATGAAATGGTAGCCTTGGATTTCAGTACCCACCTTGTCTTGTTGACGTCCAACAATCCAAACAGTATCCGCACTATACATAATGCCTGTACCACCAGACACAACAGCCTTAGAATACATCTCTTGTGTTTGATACGTGTGGTTAACCGCAATCAATGGGATGTCTTTAAGGTTAAGGTGTGGTGTTATCATACGGAATAGAGACTTGATAGATTTAGCTCTGGACATGTCAGCAACTGATTTGCCATCAAGTGAATCCTGTACCTCTTTCTTAGATGCTAGGTTACCAATAGAGTCGATAACCATAACAATATTACCATGATGCTTAGGCTCAATTTTATCAAGCTGTTGCATCATCTCAAACTTCAATTGCTCAACGTCTGTGATTGGAATGTGAGCTACACGTTCCATGTCGATACCAAAGCTTTCAAAGTAGGCTTGAGGTGTTCCAAACTCTGCATCAAAGAACATCAGAATTGCGTCTGGGTTCCGTTTCATGAAAGCACCAGCCATAAGTAGGGCAAATGCTGACTTAAAGTGTTTGGAAGGTCCTGCTAAGACTAGCAGTCCTGGTGTCAAACCGCCATCAATACGTCCAGACAAAGCAACGTTGACCATAGGAACCTGTGTAGGAGCCATGTCTTTCTTGCCATATACCTTGGACTTCATAATAGGGGCAGTCATTTTAATCGTACTGTTACTGACGATTGAGTTCAATAAATCATTCATAATTTAACTACCTTCTACTATAGATTTAAGTTTACTCTTATAAGCCTCAATCTTTGCTACGCGATCAGGCCAATAAATTGTTGATTTCTCAGAGTTCTTACATAAGTTGTCCAAGAACGGTGTTACCGATTTAAATAATAGTTCTAAACGATATTCAAGATCGTCAGCCGCGAGTTTAGCGTCAGTTAGTTGGTCTTCTAACGTCTGCTTCTCACTGCTAACTCTCTCAATAGCAACCTTGGCTTCAGCTTCTTTCTCTTGAAGCTCTTCATCAATGAAGCTGAAACCAAAGTCAAAATCTAAAACCTCTTCATAGGTTTTATTAGCCATTCGCAAGTTCCTTAAAGATTGACAGATCATCATCATCGTCATCGTTCATGGACATTGAAGGAGCCGCTGATTGCGTCTCTGGCATTACGTTTAGTGTCGGCTCTGGTGAATTTCCACCAAAGTTTGACATGTCAAGATCATCAACATCAGATGCTGTTGAAGGTGACGATGCAGATTCACCTAGTGCAAGCACACGGTAAAACTTTGTTTTCAACTCATCATATGACTTGAATTTGGATGGATCAACCAATTCCTGTAGTGAATGTAATTCAGAGTAAACACGCTTAAGCTCTGACTCATCATCTGAAATTGCAGATGTTGCATCAAAATTTGATTTGTCGTAGTTAGGATAACCAGCGACTTTCTGAATCTTTAGACGGAAGTTTGCACCGTCCCACATGTCGAATGGGTTAGCCGCAGTCTCATCTTCAAACTCTGGCTTCAAAAGCTCGTTGATTTTACCAAAGATTTTTGCACCGTACTGGTACATAAAGACCTTGCCTTCGTTCTGTGGATTTGATGGGTCTGAAACCACCAAGATGTTAGAGACATACTTGAGGCGGCGTTTCATCTTACGTGCCTCTGCTTTGTCTTCTTCTACACCAGAGTTCCACAACTTGCTGTTGTACTCTGATACTGGATCATCACGATCCAATGTAGTTAGTGAGTTTTCGATGTACCATAGACCAGTAGGTCCTTGAAAACCGTGATCCCAGTAGCGAACCCATGGAAAGTCTTCGCCAGATTTAGGTGGAAGGAAACGAATTACAGCAAAACCGTTACCCGCTTTGTCGCGTGTAGGCTTCCAAAATTTACCTTCGTTGGGGTCTGAATAACTCTTGCTTGAGATTTTCTCAAGTTGTGAGTTTAGTTTGCTCAATGAGCTTGAGCGATTCTTTTTGAGTGTGTCAAAATCCATGATTTGTATCTCCTAATTTTGCGTTATATAGCATTGTTTGTATTGCGATGTATAGTGGAACAAGTCCACTCTCTATTTATATCAGAAAAACCGCTCTCGAATAAGTTTCTCGAACTTTTTTTCATCAATATTCAAGAAAGGTTTATATTTTCTTGATTGTTTAATTATATCATAAGCAACGATTTTGTCAAGTAAATTCGTCTCCCAGTATGCAAAAATATTTGCTACGTGTATCAGAATTGTAAATGTCTCAAACTTTATTTGCTTCTGTAATAATAATGATATGATAATAGGATGCTGACCTTTAACTGAAACGAAGTTGGATTGCCAATCATCATTTAGTTGGTTCAGATCATCCTTTACCACTTTTGTCAGAGATTCTTGGATACGCCGCCATTCTATATAGCGATCATGCCCTTCCCTCTCTGCAATTTCTCTTATGAAAACTTCTGGCTTAGATATGATGTTAGCTAACAAAATATTCTCATAATCTTCCATACCAGAAACTTTGTTGAAAAAGAATACATCAGGACGTGTTCGAAAACTTTCAAATGGTGTCTTTAGCTTACCACCCATTTTTATATAATCGTAATTCGTCTTAAAATGCTTTTTCATAGCAATGTAGTTCATGTAACATTTAAAAGATTGCTCGTTAGCAAAGTTCCGTGATGTCTCTTTCATCTTTAACCACCATTTTCATTTTCACTGCCTCAGTTCTTACCTTTTCTTTTAGGATTGAGGACTTCTTAACTATGTCAGCGACTGCTTCTATTTCTAAGTCGTTCTGACGTGCATATTCAATTAGAGCATCAATATAATTGACGCCATTAGATAACATATTTGATATTTCGTGATGCACCTTCTCAGGTGTTCTTGGGGAAATAGTCGGTTGCTGTTTATCCATTAAGTTTTTTGACACCAGTAGTCCAATTGGTTGCGGCACTTTCAGCCCAAGCAATTGACTTACCTTCGTAAATTTCTTCTTGGATAAATTCCTCATTAATGAAACAACGAATTCCCGATCCGTTATTAGTTTTGAAATATTCGGCTCTGAGCGTTTGCCCTGCCTTTTCTACAATAATATTATCACCTGCCATGTTACTTTCCTTAATGTTAGAGGTTGCCTTTACCTGCCCACAGCCTTTGCAGTAGTGTACAGTTATCTTAAATGCATGATTATTAAACGTTATGTAATCTATACCTTTACATATAGACATACTACCACAACAACCGTTAATTGTCAAGTTATTTTTCCTCGAAGAGTACGTTGTTTACGTAAGATTCCTTGTCTTCTTCACTGATGCCCATAGCCAGAATTGATCTGTGTAAATGTGGGTTTAGCTTTTGATTTGAGCAATATTTATTCAATATAGGAAGTGTATCACGGTTTGATACATATGCACAATTCTCCATGTTTTTTAGATAGTATGTCACTAGTTGAGATGTGACTGAGATGAACTGATCTAACTCGTGTCCTTCTCGTATGTTACCAACAGCAATCATATCACCTGAGAATATTTCTTTAGCCCAATCTGGCAACTCACGTGGTTTGATCCATTCTAATCCTAAGATGGCTTGTTCCATATATTCGTTGTATGGATGCTCATACCCATGTAATGGTGAAAAGTCCATAAACGATCCAGTGATCTTTTTAGGTCCTGCTACAATATCAAAGCCCAAGATTGGCAACTCAATACCTTCTTTGGGAAAAATGTTGATATGCATTAGCCATAAAGATTTGGCGTCTTTGGGTTGGATAGTCTTTAAATGACATTTACCAACAGTTTCGGATTCCCAAAACGTGTCTGTCCAACCCTCAAACTTCATATTTTCAGTGTACTTAGGGTTATCATAGCTTACAAAAGAACTATCAAACCTTTTTGATAAATCATCAGCATAGTTATTTAATCTATCCCATAACGGAAAATTCATTTTTGTCAGCCTTGCCTTTTTCTACGTTCTCTTCGGAGTCTATTATGTTCATTAATCATTCGAGTTTCTATAATACCCTTGGCTTCACTTCGACGCTTTCTAGCCGCATTGTCTTTGGCTATTCGTTCTGCCTTTGGTTTTGGCTTAAGGTTAATTTCTTCAGATGCTTCGTCTTGCATTTTAGACTCTCCTTATGTAGTTTATAATAGGTTTATTATATAACAAAAACTCCGATTTGTCAACTATTTTGACAACTCATCAAATAATTCTGAAGCGAAGTCAAAGCAACGTTTAGCTTCTACTTCCATACCATCATGTAGCAGTGTTCTAAATTCTTCAATCATAACTTTTTTATCACCTTCAAATTCATACATCTCACCTTTACCAGGTGTTTTGGCTTTGATGATCTGTCCACCATGTAGTTCTCCAAAGTGACGAACATACATATGTGATAGTAGACCGTCATTATCATCAGCTTCAGCTAAGCTGTGCATATGGTTAATACACCTTGCTACTGACTCTGGATAATGATCGATATCATCGAAACCATAAATTTCACCAAGTTCTTCAATATCCTGTAGGATACGTGGTGCGCGAAGGATGTTCGTTAGATGAGGTGGGATGATCACAAGACTTTCCAATACTTCATATACTAGATACTGACAGTTTAGAAACTTGTAATACACGAAAGGATCAATGCCACCACTGATAAGTTGTTTGGCAAACTTTCTGCGTTCAGCCGCTTGGTGATGCGCCCATGTAAGTTGTTTTAGTTTATTCGTCATAATATACCTCTCTTTGCACTGCATTGTTTAATTGTATTTATACGAAAAAACAAAAAAGGGTTGCCGTATTAACTAGCAACCCTTTAGTTTACGCCTAAACGTAAATTTGCAGTTTTTACTGCGTAGCGTAACTTAGAAGTTGAAAGACAACGTTACAGATGGTGCAACCACTTCTGTATTCAAGTTATAGTTCACTGCACTTTCCAATGTCAATTGTTCACCGATTGTGTAAGAACCACCAACATTTTGTGTTAGATCATCTACGTCACCATTCATGTAACTAGTGATACCCATTACAGTTGCATCTACTTCAAAATTAGTTTGCTCACTTAGCGAACCGTATGATACTGCACCACCAAGACGTACACCTTCTAGCATACCCGCTGTGTCTGCACGACCTGCCAAAACCCACTCTTTTGAGTCGATATTATAGTCATACGCTGTAGCTACGTTAAGGATGCTAACACCCATAGCGTATGATACTTGGACGTTTTCTAGGTCAGTTACGTCAGTTTTAACATCGTCAAAACCTAGTGCAACTGTTGCGCCCATTGTAGAAACCTGTAGGCTCTCTGTAGCCATTGTTGGCTCTTCGAGTGTACCATTTACTGCTGAACTTTCTGTATCAACCCAAATGTTACCTTGTTTACCAAAAGACAATGCTGTTGCACCTGCTGTTGTACCAATGTGCCACTCATCAAGTGCCAAATCATTTGCACCGTCTACCTTGAAAGACATGCTACCAGTAGCAATTCCGTCTGGTGCGTTTACGTCGATATCAAAAGATGTAGTGGCTCCATATTTGTCGTTTGCAGACTCTGCGATTACTGTTTCGATTGATCCGCTTACCAAGCCTTCAGCGTGTGCTGTACCTGCAAGTAGTACCGCTACTGCTGTTGTTGTTAATAGTTTATTCATTACATCTTTTCCTTTTCCGTCTGTTAAAATAATGTACGACTTTTCTGTTGCTAGGTAAGTCGCCAACCCCCTGTGTTATGCTGCTAGAGCGTAACCAGATGGTGCAAAGTTATTGTTTGCATTTAGTAGTTTCTTCGCGATGACCGTGCTTAGAACCGGGCAGTCTCCATGTTTCTATTCATACCTGTCTATCCTATTTCATCCCCATCATAAG